TACGTGGACGCAACGTGCATGCCCATCCTGTCCCGCCCCCGGGGTTTGTTCGTCGCGGACGTGGCGGCGTGAGCCGCCGGTTGGCGTCGAACGTCTTTGTCGACGGGAAGTGGTACGGCCCGTCGTACCCGGATGCCGGTGACCCCCCGAGTGGGGTCAATGAGAAGGCGTTCGGATCCGCCGAGGATGAGGAGTCTGTGGCGTCGGCGGATGCGCCCGCCGATGCTGCGGCGAATGAGGGGCCGCGTGATCGCCCGCGGCGTCCGCGTACGTGACGGCGCGCGGACGGAGTGACTAGTGTCGTGAGTCGACTAGCCGCTCGTTGCGCCGTCTCGATGGCCGTCCTGCTCGCCGTGACCGCCGTCCCGTCCGCGGCGGCCACATCCTCCACCGTGGTCCCCACCGCCAGCAGTGGGTGGGGACCACCCGGTTTCGCCGACGAGTTCGCCGGCAACGCGATCGACCGCGCGTGGGCCGTCTACGACTCGCCGGGCAACGGGGGCAACGGTCTGCGTCGGCCCTCGCAGGTGTCCGTGGCGAACGGCCGGATGACCCAGACCGGGACCGCGGGCGGAACCTCGGCGGGCATGGTGCTGGACGACCATTTCCAGCGCTACGGCCGGTGGGAGATCCGCGCACGCGTCACGTCCGCCGGGAACGGCCACCCGTACCACCCTGTTTTGGCGCTGATTCCGGGGGGTGACGCTCCGTACCATTGTGGCGCGACGGACATCGACTTCGCCGAGTCCGATGTTGGTGGCCCTACCTACATCTTCATCCACGCCCTGCCACGCACCCAGGATTACCTGAGCGCGAACATCGATCAGACGCGGTGGCACACCTACGGCGTCGAGGTCACGCCAGATCACGTCACGTGGTTTGTCGATGGCGTGCCGAGGATGACCGATAGGAACAGGGACGCACTCTCGGGCGTCAACTTCGCGGTGAACATCCAGCTCGACGCGAACAGTCCTGGCGGTCTGGCGCCTGCCCGGTTAGCGGTGGACTACGTGCGGGTGTACCCGCTACGCGGTCCGGCTCCCGCGATTCCCGCGCCAGTGCCGAACCGGGGAAGCTATAGCGGAGCGTGTTGAGTCTGCATTACCCGTCCCATGTGTGGAGGTGTCGTGGCGTACGCGTACCCGAATGACGTCGCGGCGGTGTGGCGCACCCTGACCACGGAGGAGACCTACTCAGCCTCCGTGCTGCTGGACCGGGTGTCCGCGTTGATGCGGCAGAGCTCCCCGGACCTGGATGCCCGCATCGCCGCTAACCCGGACCTGGCGCTGATCGCGTCGGGTGTCGCGGTCGACGCGGTTGTCCGCGTGCTGCGCAACCCTGAGGGGAACGTGTCCGAGACGGTGGGCCCGTGGTCGAAACGCCGTTCCGACGCAGTGGCCGACGGGTGGCTGTATCTGACGTCGCAGGAGTTGGCGCAGCTGAACTCGGGTGACGCGGCACCGCGCGGAGCGTTCACGATCCGTCCGGGTGCCCCACTGATTGGCCCGGTCTATTGAGCCTCCCCTACGGCGAGACGGTGACGGTGTGGCGGGAGGTGTCCGACAAGTTCGGGGACACCACCGTCGTCGAGCAGCGCACCGTCGCCGGGTGCGGGGTGGCGCCGCGCACGTCCACGGAGGACAACGCCGGCCGGGTCCGGGTCACCACCGGGCTCACCCTGTACGCACCGCCCGGGTCGGGGATCACCGCGACCTCGAGGGTGCGGCTCGCGGACGGCACCACGTGGCGTGTCGCCGGGGACCCGGGACGGTGGCGTTCACCGCTCACCGGCTGGTCCCCCGGGGACCAGATCGAGCTGGAGAGGGTGACCGGGTGAGATACGAGCCTGATTTCCGGGCCACCGGCAGGTGGCTGCGCACGTCGGGGGAGCTGCAGCGTGCGGTGCACGCCGCTGCTGAGGACATCGCGGCCCGGGCCCGCGGGTTCGCGCCGGTGGACTCGGGTGAGTACCTCGCCGGGATCGTGGTCACGGACGAGCCGGGGGACGACCGGGTGGGTTCCCGGGTGACCGCGACAGCGCCACACTCTGCGGCTGTGGAGTTCGGCAACGCCCGGACCCGGGGTCAGGCCATCCTCAGACGCGCCGCTGAGTCGTCGTGAGCGTCCTAGCCGGGTTCCCGGACGCCGAGCTGGTGGTGATGGACCTTCTCACCCCCGTTGGGATCACCGTCACCGCGACGTCGGAGAACCTCGCGCCGCCGGTGGTGGTGGTGCAGCGGGTCGGCGGGGCCGACGACGGGGTCACCGACCGACCCCGCGTGCAGGTGGTTTGTTTCGGCGCGACCCGCCCGGCCGCGTGGGCACTCGCCGAGCAGGCCCGCCAGATCGTTCTCGCCGCCGGCGGGACAGTGGTCACCGGCACGAACATCACGGGAGTGTTCCTCGATTCGACGCGCACCGAGACCCCGTCGGTGCAGCTCCCCGATCCGAACAGGGATGTGCGGGCGGTTACCGCCGTGTACCGGCTGTCCTACCGCCGTCCCCGATAGCACCGACAGTTCAGATAGTCCCCGCCCCGCATCGGGGCTTTCATCCATGCCTCGAAGAAGGAAGCGGGAACCATGCCGGTCCTCGAAGACCTCCAGTCCAAGCAGACTGAACTCATCCGGAAGATCACGTCCGCGTCGATGTTCGTCGGCCCGCCCGGTGCGCCGCTGCCCGTGACCCTCACCACCGGTGGTGTCCGCGCGGTGCAGACGATCACGATCACCGGATCGCCGACTGCCGGCACGTTCACCCTCACGTTCAACGGGCAACCCACGGCGCCCATCGCGTACAACGCGACCGCCACCGTCGTTCAGGCCGCGCTGGTGGCCCTGTCCAACATCGAGCCGGGCGACGTGGTGTGCACCGGCGGCCCCCTGCCGGCCACCGCTGTCGTCGCGACGTTCGGCGGACAGTACTCGACGGTCGCCACGATGGGTGTCACCCATTCCTTGACCGGCGGCACGCCGGGGATCACCGTCACCGCGACGACACCGGGTACCGCGATCGACCTCACCCCACTCCCGGCCGGGGCCGGATACGTGGACCTGGGGTTGGTCACGAAGGACGACGGTTACTCATTCGGCAACGAGTGGGAGACGTCGGAGGTCACGTCCCACGGGATCGCCGACCCGACCCGGCGTGATGTCCTCTCCGCCACGTCCACTGTCGGGATCACCGCGCAGGAGACGAAGCGCCAGACGTTGGAGATGTTCCACGCCGTGGACCTGTCCGGGGTGGTGCCCGCCGCGAGTGGTGAGATCGCGTTCAGTAAGCCGCTGGCGCCCGTGACCCGCTACTACCGGACGTTCCTGCTGGGCCGGGACGGGATCGGCGACAGCGCGGTCTACATGGGGATCATCTACCCGCGGTCGATGGTGTCCGAGACCGGCGAGCAGACCGGCTCGGAGGAGTCCGAGCTGGCCTACCCCCTGACCCTGACCGCCACGCCGGACTCCGCCGTGGGGTATTCGGTGCGGTTCCTGTTCGGCGGCCCGGGGTGGCGCGCTCAGCTCACGAAGATGGGTTTCTGACCCCCTGACCTGTAGGAGAGTCCATGGCAGACGAAGTGACCCTCGTGACCCGCACAGGGAACGAGATCACCGTGAGGGACCCGGGCGCGATCGGCAACCTGATCGGCGACGGTTGTCGCATCAAGGCCGACCCCGACCCCGCGCCGGACGAGACCGCCACAGTCGCCGAGACGCCACCGGAGCCGCCGAAGCGGGCGGCCAAGGTGGACACCCCGGAACGGGAGGGCAGCGGCAGGTGAAGCGCCTCAAGGGATGGGACCAGTACGTCCAGGACGCCAAGCGCGAGCCGATCGAACTGCCCCTGCCTGACGGGGAGACCATCACCATCCGCCAACCCACCGGCGGGGTAACCAGGCGAATCAACCGGGCGCAACGCGCCGGGGATGAAGACGCCATGTGCAAGGCACTGTTCGGGGACGACGGCGGGGAGAAGCTGCTGAAGCTGTTCGAGGACGCCCCCGGGTCGGTGCTGCAGGAGATCGTGCTCGACATACTCAGGGAGTTCGGGCTCGCGCCGGACCAGGTGGGGGATTCGACGGCCTCACCGACCTGATCGACAGGTTCGGTGAGGCCATCGAGTTCGACCTGTTCGACCGCGGGTGGGACCT